CGAAACTACGCAACCTCAGCAATATCGTATCGTGGTGCGACACCATGTTGCCGCCGGCGATGTAGAAAAAGACATCTTCCCACGAAACCTTGACCGTTACATGGTTGTTGATCCAAACCACGGCGGTGCACACATGGGCCAAGAGGTCGGTAAGGATGGACGCTGCCGCCACGCTATCGCTGTGACTGGTATAAGTCGCAGTCCCCGTAGAATCTATCTCCTCGATCAATGGGCAAAAGCCGCTCCGATTGATGAGTTTGTAAAAAAGATTTTCTTCTTTGCAATCAAGTGGAAGCTTCGCGTCGTCTATGTGGAAGCAGTCGCCGCACAAAAGTTCCTCCTCTATCATCTGAACTACTTCGTAGAAGAGCACAAGCATACTCACCCAGAGATTGCTGGAATTCAGTTTCTGCCTTTGAAAACTCCACAGAATGCAAATGCCAAAGCTGAGCGCATTGAGAACTTCATTCCAATTGTCGAGCGCCACGAACTCTGGCTTGATGCTAACAATTGCATCGAAACCAAAGAAGAAGCAGAGCAGTACGGCCAGCGCAAAGGTTTGATTGATCTTCTAGATGTTCTCTCCTACGGGCCGCAGGTATGGAAGTTTGATACAGTCTCTGAAGAAAAGATCAATGAATTTCTTGCTAAACAAATGGCGCAATATCGTCGCCGCGTAGCTTCTGCGGTAGCTTAGGAGACAGCATGGATTGGGCAGCCTGGGGACCAACAATTGTAAGTATTGTTACTTGTATCTTTTTTGCTGGGGTTTTGTATTCGAACCAGTCAACTCACTCAAAGCGATTGGATGAGCATGACATTCAGCTAGAGGATCACTCAAAAGAACTGAATGCTCACTCAGTGGAGCTTGGAAAGATAAGTGCTTTTCAGAGTGGTTATGCCACGGCAAAAGCTCTCTACGATCATGGCGCTCAGGCACATCAACGTAGTTAGGAGCAAGCATGACAATTGATCCGCAGCAACTTATGTTATTCTACATTGCCAATCAAGCTGCATCGGCTTTGGTGCAGGCTTTACCTGCACCAAATGGAAATGTAGTGTACCAGTTTTTCTATAAGTTTGTAAACTTGTTAACAGCGGACTTTAAGACTTTCAGTGCGCAAATGCCGATGCCACAGTTTCAGTACACTCTCTCGGCGCCGCAGGTGCCTGGAAGCACGAGTGCCACGGAAACAATCACCTCTAACGTTACAAAGACAGTGGCCGATCCAGTGGCTTTAGCTAATATGGTTGCTGGAACAAATGCTACAATCATTTCGAGTGCCCTCTAATGCCATATCAGCCACCTACAGAAGTTACCGAGAAAGAGTTTGGACCGGACAACTACAAAAAGCTGTGCGAGTTCATCAAGGAAAAAGTTGAGCATCTTGACCGGCGGCTCCAGACATTTCGCACGGAGAAACTGCCAGAGTATGTGCGCTTGTATAAAGCTCGGCCAAAGAATCAATCTGCTGATTGGCCGTGGCCTGGCGCAGCAAATCTAGTCATTCCCATAATCGGCACTGCTTGTGACGAGTTGCTAGCCCGTATTATGGGTGGCATTTATATGTACGATCCACTCTGGGCAGCCACGATGAGTGGTGATCTTCCCTCGAAAGATGGAGAAGAGTTAAAGCAAATTGTGCAAAGCTTCCTTATGGACATGGCATATGATCCAGATGAGCTGGACTTATACCGCGTTGAGCAAAGTGCTTTTCACAGCGCTATCAAATATGGCACAGGGATTATCTATACACCATATGAATACGAGAGTGAGGTCGAACGAGTATATCTTGATGGTGGTTTAGAGGATGGTAATCCGGTTAGATCTGAGTCCAGGGTTTTTGTAAAGCGAGATGGTCCTCATCCAGAGCTGCTGCCGCTCAACAGGTTTATCTTTGATCCATCTGTTCCAAAGCTTGAGAACATGAAGTTGATGGGCCATATCGACTCTCTGGATATGTGGGCTTTACAGGATTTGAAGTCTAAAAGTCCATATTACAAGCAGTCAGACATTGACAAGCTTCTCGCATCTCCAGATGCAGTTCAAGAAACTGAAATGGAGCGTGAAGTTAACGAGCAGTTTGGGATTGAATCCACTGGCGTAGATGCCGGAGCGGCGCGATGGTACATTTACACGTTGTTCTTTAAGTTTGATGTTCAAAGAAAGACCTACTCTTTCCAAGCAAAGTATCACAAGAAGAGCCGGAAGATTCTTTGGATAGCCTTTAACAACTATCCAAAGAACATGCTTCCATACCAGGACATGAAACTTGCATATGACGATGAATCCTATCTCGGCACCGGCTTTGCTGAGATGATTCATATGATCCAGACGGAGCTTTCTAACAATAACAACTGGCGCACAAATAATCGTAACATGGCTATGCTTGGTGTCTGGAGAGCAGATCCGGAATCCAAGCTTACCTCGATGCTTGATATTTTTCCTGGTGTTGTACTTCCAGCGAAAGAAGGAGAGCTTGAGCATATTAAATCAGCAGCGGACCTTGGATATAGCGATGGGCCAGATCAGTTTCACATGGCTATTGCAAAGGAACGTACTGGAGTAGATCCGGCGACTGGTGGAACTGGCGGTGGAATTGTAAATCAAAAGCGTGGCATCTACAGTGCTGCCGGCACTTCCATGGTTATGATGCAGCAGAATAACCGAAACAACTTGCGCACTGGTGATATGCGCTCAGCACATGTAAAACTTGGATTAAAGTTTCTGACAATGTACTCAAACTATGGTATCGGCTCGAGACTTGAAAAGTATGGTACACAGGCAGAGAGGCTCAAAAAAGCTCTCGATCAGTATAAAGCTGGCGTGCTTGGCCTGAGACTTCGGCCAGCCTCAGCTTCTATGAACAAGGAGCTTGAACGCCAGAATGATATTCTGTTGAGCGATCGCATGGAGCGGCTATACAACTCCCAGGCCCAGGTTATTCAAGCAATCGCTCAGCCACAAATTCCACAAGATCTCAAGCAGTACTATCTTGAAATGCTTCTTGCGACACGAGTGATGGGTCAGACTCTGTTGCGTGATTTTAACAAAGATAATACTGAGACGCTTCTACCGAATGTCTCAAACATTATCGAAGCCGCAATGCAACAAGCAGCGCAAGCTGCGGGAGCAGGAGCAGGAAATGGAAATCAACAAAGTGGGAGACCTAATCCCGTATCGACAGTTCCTCAAGGAATTGTGGGGCAGGGAGGAGTTCCAGCCGGTGCTGGGACTGCTCAATAGCCTCAAGCAAGAGGCTATTGATGGTGTGAGGATACTCAATCTACAGAAGTCAGCAGAAGAGGTCAAGACTCACATAGCGATTCTAAAAACACAGCTTAACCTTGCAAATATGCTTCTTCAACTTCCAGAAGTCGTTGAAGAAATTGAAGAGAACATCGAAGCTCAGAGTAGGAAAGTAACCACTTTCAAATCTTCACAGGAAGGGAGTAATCTCTAATGACATTTCTTAACTGGCAGAAAAAGGTAGCTGAAGATGGACAGGAGGGGTTTACGCTTCCTGACGATCTTCAGAAAAAGATCGACGATGGTGCTGCGGCCTCCGCAGAGCTTCCAAAGATTCGGGAAATGCTTGAAGAGCTTAAAAACATTCAAGTGACCGCTTCAGCAGAGCAAAAGAAAAAGGACGACGCCGCTGCTGCACGAGCCGCTGTTTCTTCTCGTCAAGAAGCAGAAGGTACATTGGAAGAGCAGATCGAAGCTCTGATGCTCGAAGGCAAGACCAAGCAAGCTCTTGCTTTGGCAAATCAACCTGTGACAAACGAGGTTCTACTTCTTCGCGCTGATCGCGTTAAGCGTGAGGTCTTTGAGGATGAGCAGAAATTCAAATACTACCACGGTGACATCAAGCGCGAGGTAGATGCTCTTATTGCCGCACAGAGCATTCAAGCCAAGAATGATGCCTCTGTGGTTGAAAATTGCTATAAGACAGTTCTGGGTAACCATACCGATGAACTTCTCGAAGGCAAGATCAAGAGTCGCTTCGCCTCTTCTGACAACGGTTCTCGTGGTACAAGCGGCGGCTCTGCTGGAGACACTGGCTCTGGTACTCACGAACGCAAAACCCCCACAGACGAAGTTCGTAAAGCGGCCAAGCTTCTTGGTTTTACTGCTGAGGATTATGCAGAGATGCTTGATAAAGAAGGGGTGGGATACTAATGCCTACGATAGAGCATAAAACAGAAACCGCTCAGGCTGCACAGGTTGCACAAGCTATTGCAGATCCAAAGCTTAACAATACAGAGCTTGAGGAGCAGATCAAGAAGGTTCTTTCAAACATCAAAAAAGAACGTGCAGAAGCTGCTGCTCCGAAGGAGCCGGACTGGAAGAATCTCAAGGAGCAGGATGCGTACGATACACGCATCAATATTCCTGTGATCGATCATGAGATTCCAGATTATATGAACATGAAACTCAAAGATACCGAATATGAGATTGTTTGGGCTTCTACAGATCAGCGTAGGCTTGGTCAGCTTCTTGCAGAGGGTTATGAGTTTCTCAAGCCTGAGCATGTAGAGCCTACGTTTAAGGTGCCGTTGCTCTTCGATTCTGAAGAACGCTACACTTATCAGGATGTGGTCTGTATGCGTGTTCATAAACGAATTCTCTATGGCAAGCGTCGTAGGGGACTTGAACTTTCAAAACGTCAACTCGGTAACAACCACAGACCTCCGACTTCTAAAATCGTCGGCACTTTTGAACTTGGAGAGGCTCCGATGCTAGATAGATTCTCTACCTTCTACGAGCCGGAAGCTTAACATCAACCGCGGTAGCAGGAGCCGCCTAAACATTTTCAGATGAGGTAAAGCACATGCCAGCAAATCTTACCACGCATCTGCCGATTCTCCAGGTACAGAATAAGGCGAACACTACACCTTATACTAGCTCTCAACCTGAAGCGGCCGGGCAAACTTTTCTTACTGGCGTCCCAGTGCAACTGAACGGCTCCGGCTATGTTCAACAGTGGGATGGCACAACTGTATCGGCTGGGATTCTAGGAGTAGCAGAATCTTTCGGCCTTAACCTAGCAGCTGTTGGAACTGGTGCTCCGGTGCCGCCGTTTGGTGGAGTTACTGGCACTATTGCTATCCAAACCTACGGTTCTGTAGTCAATCAGCCTCTCGGTGTAAACATTGCTATTGGCACACCGGTTTCTGATGGACGCACGTTGTATATGGAACCGAACCAGGATAACATTTTCCAGGCGCTGTTTGATAATGCGACTGGTAGTGTTTCTGCTGATTACACTCCTGTGCAGGCATCTATTGGTCTTACCTACGGTCTTACCAAGGATGCTAACGGTTACTGGTACGTGGACAAGTCCAAGACCGGTGGCTCCGCAGTTGTACAGATTATTGCTCTTCCTCTTGGTTCCTATGTCAACGCACCAGTTAACTTTGTTTTTCTCACCGCTGCCATTCAGGTAGCTTAATCGAAGGAGATTTTCTATGCCTCAAGTACGAGCGAAATTTCCACAACTTATGCAGCCGGGGCTTCGTAAAATCTACTTCGATAGCCTCGATAGCCAGCTCAAAGCTTCAGATTATCCGAAGGTGTTTCACGAAGTTGATTCGGATTCTGAGTACGAACAAGAGCTGGAAATGGCGGGCGTTTCTATTCTACAGGAAAAGCCCGAAAACGCCTCAACTGCTTACACAGAAATGAAGCAGGGTGCTTCTAAGCGTGTTGAACCTCTGACATACTCTTTGGGTATTCGTACCTCGAAGGAATTGTATGACGATGATAAGTATGGGTTGGTAGGTAAAAAGGGACCGACTATGCTTGCTCGTTCTGCTGCCTTTACCAAAGAGATGATTGCGTGGAATGTATTCAACCAGGGCTTTACCAGTGCCGTCACCACATTCGACGGCAATCCGCTGTTCTACAATCAGCATGCTCTTCTCGGTGGTGCTTATGCTACCCAGATTGCTCCTGGAGCGGCGGGTGTTATTAGTGCGCCTGGCACATATCCTAATCGGCCCCCGGTGGACGTGGACTTCAGCGTTGCTGGATTACAGCTTGCTACCAATCATGCTTCTCGGATGATTGATAACATGGGCTTTCCGATTCGACTTCGCTGGGTCAATCTGATCACGCCTCCTGAGCTTCGGTTCCTTGTTCGTGAGATTCTTGGTTCTTCGGGTAAACCTTACACAGCAGACAACACCATCAACTCTCTGCTGCCCGAGGATTACAAGAACATCGAAGTTCCTTGGCTCAATAATCCTAGCGCTTGGTTCTTGGTTGCAGAGAAGCAGGACCATGCTTTGGAGGTTATCAACCGCGAAGCACCCTCCACGGACTTTGACGACGACTTCGATACGGATGCGATCAAGCAGAAAACTCGTATGCGTGTTGCTGCATGGTGCCCTCGTTGGCAGGGAGTGTGGGGTACTCAGGGACCGTAGCCTCAAGTTTGCAACAATCCATCGTTGCAAGGTAGATGGGGAGAGCGGATCCTGCTCCCCGCTCTCCGTCTACTAAAAGGAGTTTAAAATGAGTTTCTTTGCTGAATCCGGTTTGAAACACACTCTCTGGCGAGGCCCTTGGCGCTACTGTGCAAGATGTGACAGGAAAACAAAAATTGCACAGATGAAATGGGAACGGGGATTGCTGCTTTGCATTCATTGTCAAGATTCAAACTCTCGTCGTGGACCAGGACTTCTAGGTGAGCGAGATGTGCGAATTGCACAGGTTCTCACAGACGGTAAAGAAGAGCTTGTTCCGGTAGAGAAGGTACGACAACCAGATTTTGCAGAAGAAGTGGAAGATTTTCTAGTCTAAAAGCGCCAAGGCGCTGAAGGAGTTTCAAATGAGTCAGACAGACGGACGCTGGACTCAGGATGTTTCGGTTCCTGACGGTCAGTTTTTTATCGGTGCATCGGAGTTCTTTGATACTGCCAGCCTGGCTGCTAGAGGATCGGCAGGAGCGGGACTCTTCTCACTTAACCTTGCAGCTACTCAAGCTGGAACTTTCTTTGCGAATCTGGAAGCTTTTATTCGCACAGGAGTTTATGCTACAACTGCATATGATCAGGAGCAGTATGGAACTGCTGCTTCGGTTCCTGGGCCTTCGACAGTAGCAGGTACAAGCGGTCCAGAAGGTATTACAGGATTTCCACCTACGTTGGCTTCTGCTATGGCGACCCTCATCGGACCGCAGAGTGGGCCAGTACCCAAGGGAACACAGATTGATAGTATCGATGTAATTTATGGAGTCTATGCTGCGGCTGCCACAGTAGCAACGATTGGGCTAACTAAGACAGTCTTCTCCAATGCCGCTGCGCCAGTAGTATCGAATTTGATTGCTCTTGGTGCAAATGGACTTACAACTACCACAAACACGGCAGGTCAGGTGAAAGTTATCAATGTGCCGATCGCCTCTCCTGCTATGATCATTTCCGCGGATTCAGAGCTTGTCTTAAACGTTAACCTTACTGCGGGAGCTGGTGGTACAGTTTCATTTTATGGTGTGGTAATCAAGTGCCACTTTAACTGGAACTAGAAAGGAGTAGCAGATGGCAAATGATTACTCAGGCCGTATCTGGAAGATTACTGGTGCTGGCACCACTCCTTTTGGAACAGCAAATGTAAAGTTTAAAGGTGGTACTTGGACCGGTGCGGTAGCGGCTCAGACATTTATCATCACAGATGTAGCTGGTCGCGCATTTCAATGGACTTTTCCGGCTGATGGAAGTGCTGTAAACTTTCAAGAACTTGGCTGGATGAGCGGGCCGCTTACGTTTAGCGGTACCTTCACTGGAGAAGTTAATCTGTACCTCGGAACAAAGTAAGCGGGCAAAGCTTAGGAGTTTCCATGGGACACGCGAAAACAGAAAAACTCGCAAATGGTAATTTAGGAGTCGAAATTACCTATGGCGGTCTTGAAGCTCCTTTTGGCGGCGTGGATACGTCTGCGCCGCCAGCTTATATCGATGGTAAATGTTTTGCTGCCTCGGATGGTTTTGTAGTTGTAGATAACAAGCTATGCGTTGCTAACTGGCAGTCGGTGGTATTCCCTACTCTTTGGTCTGGTACAATGGGAGTCACGTTACTTAAAGTAGGAACGTTTTACAGTTCTCCACTTGGGCAGTTAAATTATGCTCTTGGATTTGCTGAGGCCCCAGATGGATCTACTCTTAATGGGATAGTCTATACCTTCTATATGACCTCGTGGAATTATAATACATATGGAGCACCGGCACTTATCGGAAACGATACTTTTTCAGTACGGTTTTTACCTCCTATATTTCCACCGACAGTGGCTTCGATTACGCTACCAATACTCAGTCCACTGGGTCCAATAGCTCTCTTGGGAGATAAAGCATACTATTATGGAACCTTGGCACTTGGTGTGTATCTATCAGGTGGGCTTATTGCTACTGTCTCGATAGCTGTTGGTGCGCCCCAAACAGTAGCGGAGGTCGTAGCAGCATTTGTTACACAGTTTAACACAGTTTTCAACGGCGCGCCTGGTTTCGATGCTGTCTTTGCTTCTGCATCAACTGATGGTCTTGGTATTGTAATAACTGCCAATGCCGATTCTTCTGCTAATGGAGCAGCAGGAAACAATTATCAAGTGGCAGATGCTTCAACAAATGGTAGTACTAGTCGCGGAATACCGTACTATTTTCCCGCCGCTCCTGTGACTTTCGGACCTACGAATCTCCAAGGTGGAACAGATGCTTATACTACTCAACCTGTATTTAAGTCGTCAAATATTTCTACTGCCTCGGTAGGCGGTACTCTATACATGGCCGGCCTTGGACCGATGATCTTAAAGTATGCTGGTCCCGGTTTGTTCAAAGTTTCGTCACTTTATGCCGGGGTTCAAATACTTCGAAAGTTCGCAGGTTCTTTGATTGGTCTTGGAAATATTCCAGCGCTTAATAACGTTGTACAAGATACGAGTATGATTTTTTCATGGAGTGCAGCAGAAGATTTAGATGAGTGGTCACCTGAAGACGGCTCTGGGAATATTACTGGAGCTGGCTTTACACAACTTGCAGATATTGGAGATTCTTTAACTGGTCTGGTAGTTTCAAACAATACCGCTTTCATCATTCGCTCTGAGGGATTGTCTTATGCAACTGCTCTAGGAAGCGGTGCTGATCCATTTCAGTTTTCGCATATTGGACTTGGTGACTCTGGAGAAGGTGCGCAGGATTCGCAACTTGTGTGTGCATATGATCAAACTGGTGCATATGTTGGAAACACGAATATTTTTCAGCTTTCTAGTACGATAAGTCCGATTGGTAATAAAATCAAGGCGTTGTTTTTCAGTCTTCTTCAATCTCAAGCTGCCCTTACTGGAAGCGTTGCATGTGCAGTTACAATCGGTGGAGATACCTGGCCAGTTATTTTATTTATGATTGGTGGAAGTACGTTTTTATATAATACTTCCAACAACACTTGGCAAGTGTTCTCATACACTGGTACTCCCACTGGAAACGAAATCTTTTGCGATATTCTTGCTTTTGATCAAGGAGTAGCCAATCTCACAGCCTACTCGCCGGTACTGGTATTTCAGGAAGGTCGTCCGACTTCTTTAGTTGCTATTAGTTTAACTGAAGGATTGGCCAATGTTAACTCAAGATCAATTGCACCATTTGTTACATTTCCTCAAGAGGAGCTTCTTTTTGGCAGAGATATCACAGTTGATGCTTTGTACATTGCGCTATGGGCAAATGTCACAGCAGATACTACAGTGACGTTTTACATCAACGGTATTATATTTTCTACGCTTATTTTGCAGCCAGCAACCTATAATACCCTTTCTGGTAATCCAATCGAGGTGCAGATATATCCACAAACAACGACCACGGCGGGAGCTTTCACAGTGCATTCTCCTCAGTTGCAGATTCAGATACAACCTTTTGGAAATTCTGATACTGCGCAGATTCGCTTTTCGAAGATCCAAATGTACGCATCCTTTGATCCTTCACAGAGGCCGGTATAATGGCAAAGACACAGAATCCTGTATCAGCTGGTGTTTCTGGAGATACTCTTCGATGGGCGCAGAGTGTGCATCAAACACTCAATGGTAATGTGGATATGGGTATTCCAACTGGAAAAGATGCTACTGGAAACTGGAGCGAGTTTGGACAGGGAAATAGCTCAGGTGTATTGATACGGATTGGAGCAGCGTCTTCTACGCAAGCTAATAAATGGACAACTACCGGTACAGCGATTGCAGTCAATCACGGTCTTCAGCGGCAGCCAATCGGAGTACATCTTGTAAACTCGGATAAGCAACTTCAAGTATGGCAACCAACTACAGCAACAGCAACCTATATCTATCTCGCACCGAGTGATGCAACAGTAAATGCTACTGTGTATGTGTTCTAAGGAGTCTCAAAATGAGTTTTCAAGCCGGTGATTGTTATGTGGGTATTCAAGGTTTGTTGATGAATAGGCCTGTGGCTACGGGAACAGTTAATGAGGCTATCCGAAAAGCTATGCTAGAGCTTACAACGGATTACAAGCACCCACTGCTAGAAGTCACAGGGCCGCTGACAAACTTCGTTGCTTATCAGAATAGCTATGCGCCCAGTTACTTTCTAGCCACTGCTGATGCACCTTTGGATGTCACAAAGGTGAATTCGTTCTTTATTTATAACGATCCTTTTGTGGTGCCGAGTGCGACAAACAACGAAACTAACGCAGGGTATGATCTAAAGTTCAGAAGCTTTGACTCAATCGAAGTGCTTCTCAATATTCCTGGACTGCCACTTTACTGGAGTCGGAATAACAATCAGATTTTGATTGGCTCAATGCCAAATAACAGCTATGCTTGCTATATGCGTTATCAAAAGCAGCATCCGCTAACTGAGACACCTAATGGTTTTGCTGAAGACACTCCAATCTTGATGGCTGATGAATGGCAGGAGATTCTAGAGTATGCAGTAGCAATTAGGCTTGCGCCGCAACTTAATCTCGCAAATAAAAAGCAAGAACTCCATTCCTCGCTCTATGGAGATCAGAAGTTCCAAACCAGCGGTGGTATTGAAGGTGCGCCGGGGCTTATTTTCCAACGCACTTCTCAGCGTAACCGAGATCAAGTTACTACAACTCGCAGGATGAGACTGCGGAAGGGAAGTGTTTAATGGCAACGAATAACATGGTGCCTTATTCTAATCCAGCTGGGAATAACCAGACCACTCCAAAGACTGGCGGAACTATGCAGTCTATTATTGGAAAAGGGATTCCTGGAAGTCCTACGACACCCACAGGATCGAATCCACTCGTTCCTTCTGCACCTAATCTTGGCGGTGTTAACACAGCACAGGCTTCGACTACAGGTAGTGCGGTTCCCGCAACGAGCACCTCTGCTTCTTCATCGACGAATGGATTTATCACAAATGCAAACAACCCTAATGGTCAGAATGCTCTTCAGAAGCAACTTGATGATATCTACGGTTCTGGCGTTGGAGGATCTCTTTATTCTCTTCTTAATGGTATGAGCGGCACAGACTCTACTATTCTCCAAGAGTATATCCAATCTCTCCAGCCTCAAATGGCAACAGCTCAAGCTAATACAAACGCTGCTCTTGGCGCAGGTGGAGTTTCAGCGAACAGCAGTGTTGCAGCTATCGCAGATTCAAATCTACAATCTCAAGAAACAGCCGCAGTTGCTGGTGAGAGTGCTAATCTTACACAGTCACAGGAGCAGCTAACAGCCTCTCTGCTTAGTGGTATGGAAAACAAAGCAGCAGCTGAAACTGCCACAAGTGCATGGAGCACGCTTGGAAATGTGGTGGGTGATATTTCACAAGATGTGGGAGCTGTTATACACGGTAGCAGTGGAGCTACAAACACAGGAAATGCTGGAGCAGCTTCAGTTCCATCAAATTCTTCGGTTGCTTCTACTGCGGCGGCCGGAAACTCTCAGATTGCAGGAGTAGATACCTCGGCAATGGTAGCTGACAACACAGACTGGGGTTCTGTAATTGGTGATTCTGAGGATGCGTTTGAATAGGAGAAGATATGCCTGACTCGACAGTACCAACGAGCGTAAATCAAGGATCAAGTTTCAATCCAGCGCAGGTGCTGGAGCAGATTCTAGGTGGAAATAAAGAGAATCTCCAGTCGCTTGCTGTGAAGGCTGCAACACCTGTAGCAGGTGGCCATGCTGGGCAGGTGCCGTCTTCTATGATGCAACCGCAAACGCAACTTGCACCTATGCATATGGACAATCGAGAGGTTGTTGGAAGGCACAATGCACAAGTGCAGGGAATCGGAAATACAATTCGCGGAGTCACGCACATGCTGGCTACTGCGGAGACGGAAAAGCAGAACAAGCAGAAAGTAGAAGTCGCTTCTGCTACACAGCAATTGCTTGTGGCTCAGCAGGGTATGGACCAAGCGCAGCAAGTACTAAAGCAAGATCCAAACAATGCAGATGCCAAGGCAGCGGCAGAGCGAAACAAAGCTGTAATGAATGGTATACTTTCAAACGATAAGCTCAGGAAGCAAATCGCAAAGGGCTTTAACATTGACTTTACTGATCCTCAAGCAAACAAAACTCTGGAGCATCAAGGTGTAGCTCAAGGTAAGCAAATGGCTCAACAGCATCTTGACTATGCCGAGCAGTTCCAGCAAAAGACACCTACTCAGATGGGTCCAAATGTACAAGCCCAGGCCCAGTATCAGGCCGCTTTGGCGCAACGAAAAGAACAGCTTGAGACGGTTAAGGCTATGGGACCAATTTTCGCTGCTCAGCTAAAAGCTCGAGGTGCATTGGATGTTAAGAATATTGAAGCTGCGACTGAGCTAAGAAAAGCTGCTATTGACTCTGGAACCAAACTTGACGAGCAGATACTCAAAAATAAACAGGCAGACAAGGATAACGCTGCCGCAGCTGCGTTGGAACGTTACAGAGCTGGTACACAAGTCGCACTGGAGAATCTCAAACAGGGAAATCCAATCGAAGTTCTAAAAGCTTTTAACGAAGCTCAGAAAAACTATGGAACATCCGCTACTGAGAATCAAAAAAGTCGTCAAGCATTAAATGCCGAACTTGATAAAGGTCCATCTTCTAGCAGACAGGCTGAGATTCGGCGACAGCTTCAATCCATTGACGCTATCGACGAGCAGGCAAAAAATGCCTTTTTGCTTAATCGCAATGTGATCGCCAAAGGTCTCGGTCTCAAAGTTGATGATTCTCGTTTACAAGTTCCTACTGTACATGTAGGAGATGGAGCAGGAAATGGCACAAGCACAGGAAGCGCAACCACAAGCACCGGCACAGGGAGCAGTGCCGACCTCGATCCAAGAACAGGCAAGCCCTGGAAGTCAAGCGTTTCAACAGCAGACAGACTCCTTATTAAAGGCCACTACGGCGCGGGTATCATCAGCCATGATGCCGAGCAGACCATCGACACAATCAATCAAGGCGCCAGGAAAATCAAGCGGTTCTTCGATCCAGATAAGCCAGCCTCAGACTAACCTTCGTTTCGCATTGCAAGAAGGCATGGCTGATTTTATCCAACAGTCGAAGGTTGCTGAGATCAAACAGCAGTATCACAGTATCAACTCTCTGCAATCCAAAGAGAAGATACAAGCTGTGAAGGATACCAGCCTGAATCCTTTCTTGTTTGATGATCCTTATGATGGACTTGCAAACAGTTTGAGTCGCTGGTCACAAGAAGCACCGAAGTTTGCAGGAAAAACCGACTCAGAAAAGCTCGCTCTCGCCTCAAGATACTACGATGAGGCTCTAGCGCCGCTGTATCAGAAGATGGGTGCTGCACCGTTATCAAGGGATTTATGGCTTCGTAACGCTTGGAAATCTGGGCTGTCTTATGATCCAGCACAAGCCTATAGAAATCCAATGGTTAAAGGCGCTCTCGAAGGCTTAGACAGTGCTATTGGAGAAACTGCAAATGCGCTTCGTACAATCACAAATATTACCGGTCTTCCTATAGTAGCTATGGAAGACTCCATTCGCAGCGGAGACTTTACAGGTCTTGTTGGATGGCAAAATCTTTATTTGAATATGCACAATCGAGTAAAAGAGAGTGGACTTGTTACCGGGATAGCCAAAGCAATCGAAGACACAGGCGAACGAAATCCTACTGGGGGTTCAAAGTGGATGCATGACATAGCATCTCAAGAGGACTTCTGGTCTGGTGTAACACCTGCTAGAACCTTTACCGAGAAAGCCTCTTCGTTTGTAGTGGAGAATGCCATGCTGCTGCCGCTGTTTAGCGGTATTGGAAAAGCTACCGAATTGGGAATTGGACTTGCAAAAACCACTGCTGAAGGCGTACCGATGCTAGCCAATCTCACGGAGACTCTCGGCGCATCAAAGGTAGGCCAGACCGCGGCGAAGATGCTTACTTATGGTACAGAGGGGTTGGCTTTTGGAGAACTGACGCTAGACTCAGAAGACAAAAAAGATGCTTGGAAAATGGGACTTCAATTTGCAGCTATGGGCACTCTCTTTTCTATGGCTGGAAAAGGTGCGGCTAAGCTTGTCGATCATCTCCCTGAAGGAGTCGAGAAAGATGCTATGGCCGCCGCAGAGCATGAGGCCGATCTAGGTGCTCAAGGAAAACGTAGCGCTACATCAGAAGAGTACTTGGAACAATATCAGACTCACATGGCTTCTGTAATGGCGGCGGGTGGTAGGCCGGCGGCATCTTCCATTATTGAAGAGGCTCTTGCTCATGTTACAATGGAAGAAAAAGCTCCGATGGAGGAACTTGACAGGCTTAAATTTCATCAGGATATGAGCGACAAGGATCCTGTGAAGTGGAAGACAGTATTCTCTAATATGAGAATCATTCGTCAGTTTCTTGACCGGCAGGGATGGAAAATTTCAGAGTTCAAACCTGATGATGCTAGGTGGGGTGATCTTCGCGGGTTTCTTGATGGACAGCTTGACAAAGCGGCATCGAGAATGGATTCTGATGTGCCGCAAGTTCAGCAAATGAAAGGGCAGGAACTTGTAGATGAGTATATGAAAACCCCAGAAGGACAAGCAGAATGGAAACAAGAACTTGCAAAAGCACAAGAAGTATTCAAAAATCATCCTGGTGGTGCTGAGAAAGCGCCGGTGGTTGCTAAAGCTGCGATGCTCAAGCGGCGAGTAGAAGCTGTGAAGAAGGCGGCAGAAGCCAGGACTGTAACTGGGCCAGAGAACGTTGCGAAGAATCAACCAAAAGCGCCCTCTATAAAAACGGCGTCTCAACACACTGACTCTCGTTATGACTATGATAAATCAGGCAAAGTCACTGGTTATCAAATGGCTATTTCTTTTAACTGGAAAGTTGCCGCAGACAAGGCTGCTACTGCAAAAGGTGGAAAGAATTCTCCAAAATTCTGGCAAGAATATGTAGATACACTTGCTGGAAAGACAGATGATGATGTGAGTGCTGCACATGCTCTAGCAGAGGATTTGCGAGAGTACTTCAATCCCCTCAAAGAGTCCGGTATCCAGTTTGAGAAATCCAATGCTGAAGGTGGAGACTGGACTAACTTTTTAGCATACATGTACTCCTACAAGGACAGACTTCCAAAACCTGTAGCAAGGAAACTGGAAGATGTTCTTATGAACAGTCCTAAGATGAGAACGCTTCTAGGTCGTAAGACAACAACAGCAGGTATTGAAGAATTTTCACAAGCAATCCAAAATCATATCGATATTTTCACACGTTCGAAATGGTACAAAGAACTTGGCCAACGCAATGCTTTCCGCTCCACACAACCTGGAATAAAAGGTTCAGACTCGCTTTCTCCTTGGCAACGAGATAAGAAACTCATAGAAAGCGCACAGCAATATGATTTGAAGCAAGTAAAAACTTTCTTCCCTGGCCGTTCCAAAGCTGCCGTAGAAGCTAGGTCGAGATATCAGAATACGCTTACGCTCTTACATGAACGTGAAACAGCTGCATACCTCAAAGGCAACTCGACCGAAGTAACAAAAATCATGAAACGAGTACGTGAGACACTGGCTCAAGCAGGAGGTCAGTAATGGGAATTGGCGGTGCAGCAGATGCTTTAGGAAGTCTTGCTAAAGATGCTTACTCTAAACTTGGTGAAAGCGCAGAGAAATCTGGTACAGCCAAGCTCGGACGTGAGACTTTTCTAGCGCAAGCTGAGGAATTCAAGCGTTCTCCAGAAGGAATGAAAGTCGGTACGCGGCTGGTTGATTATGATTTTCGACGCCAGCAGATTTTAGGTGACCTTCTCAAGCCTGCGGATGCTGTGCATGAGGTTATTAAAAATGATCCTACGCAGCTTCATTCTACTCTTGGAAAGGTTCATTCAGATCTCAAAGTTCAAAACCACCCCGCAGCTTCTCAAGCAGCAAAAATCATCGCTCTTGATCCTGCAAATGCGGATATGACATTGCAAGACTATACGATTAAGCTTGGTTCTCAAGCACGCTTGCTTGCACAGCAGCAAGTCATGGGAGAAAACCATGCCAATCTCATAGGTGATATAATGCCACTTTACGAGAAAGGCGATCCTTTCTCTGAGGCACATGCACAAGCATTACTTGATATTGCCTCGAACCAGTTCCACGACTCTACTAGACCTTTGGAAATTGGCTCAGAAGGTGTCTCAGCTTCTGGCGTGGATCAATCTAGAACTAAACTTAATATGAAAAATGCGTTGATGCTTGAGAATAAGTTTCGACAAGCCCAAGGCCAGGAACCTCTTCATATTGACCTAAAGAAACTCGACACCGCTAGTGTGCACGAACGCTCTAATGCAATAGAACAGTTTGCCTCAAAGCGGGCTAGAATCTTTCTTGCTCCTATGATTGCGGTCAATCACATGAGTACGTTTTTTAATCCTCTTTCAGCAACGCCACTAGCTAGCATCTACAAATCTATGATGGGCATGGAAAATGGCGAAATCAAAGAGCTTACCGATGCCGCAGCAGTATTTACATCACAACATTTTCATATGCTTCTTGATGACATGTCAAGCGAGAAAAATCCACTTGTTACGAAAATCGGTCAGCCTGAAGTCGGAAGATTGTACAATCAAATCTTTCATAATCCAGGTTTCAATTTCATCCGCAATGTGCAATTGAAAGCTGCCGCCACAATGGGTTATCATGCTGCGCAGTACTGGGCGGAGAAAGCTGCTCAAGGTGATAAAATGGCTGGGATCGAATTAAAGGATCTCGGCTTAGATGTTGGTGAGATTGTAAAACGTGGAGGTCAACTTACACGAGAAGAAAAAGTCAAAGCGATCTACCACTTCACAAACAATCGCGCATTTATCTCTCGACCTTTTGATCGCTCGTTGAACGCTACGCGTAATCCATGGACACGAATGCTTACCATGTTTCATGGATATGTGTCAAGTCAGCAACGCTTTATGCGACGAGAACTTCAGAAGAAACTCGAAGGTGGAGATTATGTTGGTATTGCTCGCTATGCTGGTACTATTGGTTTAATGTTTCCTACCATTGCACCGATGCTTAAAGCCGCCGAGGTTTTTGCACGAACTGCGAATCCAAAACAAGCTGGCCAAGGTTTGAAAGAAGACTATCAGCGACTGCAACATCCAGAGGATCTGGCACAGTTTAGTTCGGAGTATCTTGATATGCTTTCATACTTCGGTTCTTGGGGCATCATGCACTCCTTTATTGGGGCTGCTCATGGTGACAGACTCGCACTTGCTTTAATGGGTCCGATTGCTGGAGATGCTGTACGTACTGCTCAAGATACTATCAACCTCACAACGAAGTCTACTCAGACTGGCAAGCATAACATCAAACCGCTTGCTAAGGATGTTCTTCAACAAACAGTTCCAGGAGCAGGTAATATTATAGCTAACCAGCTATTCCCTGCTAAAACAATCAATCAATAACCAAGGAGGTAATCCTATGTCTGGTCAAAGTGCGCATCTTTCTTTGAAGGAAGCCAAGGCTATGCAAGAACGTGTGCAGGCTGCTGGCTCTCAAGCCGCTTGTAAAGGCGAACACAAAACAAGCAGCGGCGATAGTATCCACCGTAAAGCAAAGCATCAGGGGTAAGGAGCAGCTTCGATGAAAATAGCAATGTCCTCGTATACAGGCTTGGGAGCGTGGTTTGTACTTCGGCTCCTTGCAGAAGGCCACGATGTAGATTACTACCTATCCAAATCTGACTACGTGGATGTTCTTGGGGGGCTAATACCACCCCCCAAGAAGCTATCGCTAGATCATCGGCGTACAGTGGCAGGATTTGGATATCCTGATTATGCTGGATATGATTTATCGCTGTTTGATCTTACCGGCAAAGCGAAACAAGCTGATGCTTCAAGGATGCAAGCAGCCACACTCGGTGACGGTTCTTTCGAGCATTTGCTCGAGGACGACAGAGAAGCTGGCCTTAAAGCCATGGAGGACTGCGGAATCAATGTACCCCCATATACCAGATTTAACACGCCCACTGAGGCTAAGGCTTTTCTACGAAAGAATGACAGACCGTATGTATTTAAGCCTTTTACAGAAGGAGGCCAGACTCAGGACACAGCCACCACCTACGTTGCAAAAAGCGCGGCTGATCTTATTGAGTATATCGACACTTTGTGGAATGCTGCTAAACATGCTCCTTTTATCCTGCAAGAGTTTGTCAAAGGGCAGGAGATTGGGATAGAAGGGTTTTTTAATGGGACTGATTTTTATCTTCTAACTGGCACGTTGGAAGAAAAGGTCCAAACACAGGTTGTTCTGGAAATCTCATTTTTGCACTCTCGGATGAATCAAGAATCTACAGGGAGGGATTGAAGAAAGCGATCCCATTCTTGCAAGCTGTTGGCTTTAGAGGAATTCTCGATCTCAACTCTATCGTAACCGAAGATAAGCTCTATGCTCTAGAATGGACTCCTCGCTTTGGTTACTTGTGCTGTCCCACAATTGCAACGATGTATGGACATGGATATGCGAAACTTCTTCAAAATATCGCCGCTGGAAAGACGCCGGAGATTAAATGGACTGCTCCGTTCGGAGTATCTGTTACGCTCTCAATACCGCCGTATCCGACAGAGCTACGGCTTCCAAAAGCGAAAGATGTACCAGTAGAAGGGCTTGATCCTGAGGATCTTGAGCAGCTTGTAAACACGTATTTGTTCGATGTAAAGCTTGCAAAAGATGGCAAGAAACTCATAACAAGCGGCAACTATGGGTATATCTGCGCTCCCATTGGAGTCGGCTCTTCCATCGAAGAAGCCTCAAGCTCTTGTGATAGAAGAATCGGTCGTATCAACATCCCAAACATGCAATATCGCACAGACATTACCAAATCAACTCTCAAGAGATACCAGTTTCTTGAAACTAACAGTTGGTTGTAAGGAGATTTTTATGTTGAAGAAGTTTGCATGTTTCTTTTTTCTTTTTGCCACTATTACAGCGGCTCAGACAACTAACGTAACCGCAACAGTCACAGATAGCGATGGAACGCTTTGGTCAAATGGCTCGGTCACGGTACAGTTCGTACCTAATTCTGCTCAACCAAATATCAGCATCTACAATATTAATGGAGCACCTCTTTCTCCATCGATATTGAATCAAGGACCTGTTACTTTAGATGGAACAAGTTCTTTTTCACTTTCTGTCTATGATAACAGCAAAATAACTCCTGTAGGAAGCCAGTGGCAGTTCACTGTGTGTCCGTTAGCGCAGTCAAAATGCGGTATCACAACAACACCTATTTCTGGAGTCTCGCAGAATATTTCAACTCTCGTAGATGCAAACATCCTAGCCCCACGCTTCAATGCGATCGCTGGAGCGTATGGTTATGCAAATGTGGAAGCAATTCTTACTTATCCTGTTGGCGGCACTTACTGGAGTGTTACCAATCAGACTCAGCTGTACTGGAATGGTACTGCATGGGTAACAGGATCACTTCCTAGTGGAATCTCTTGCGTTGGTACAGGATCATCGCAAGTTTGCACATTCCCAGGCACCGTCACGGCGGGCGCTGCGATTACATCCCCTTTGGTCAATAACGGTGTGTCAGCCTGTTATTTTTCAGGCTCGACTGCCGATGTGAAAATAGCGAATGCCTTTGCATCACTCCCATTGTCTCTGGGTAAGGTAGATGCAAGTTGCCTTGGAACTACTACGCAGGTTCTTGCCGGGACGATTTCCCTAACTGCTGGCCAAGAGCTTGATTTCTCGGATGCAACGACAATTATTCCCGCAGCAGTGTCATCAGACGTGGTGCATGTAGTGGGAGGGAGTATTCTCAAAGGACTTCATGTTGGGCTGGGGAATTATCCAATCACGTATTCTGGAAGTGCGGTAAGTTTTACCTGCACCACCGGGGGGCCAATTATAGGGCCTGAAATTGATAATTTATCTATTGATGGAGCAACTTCAGCGCCAGGAATAGGACTACTTATTAACTGCCCAACTTTGAACTATGGCGCGGCGTATACCCATGTCAATGGAATGTACACTAACGGCGTTTTGCGGCCATTGGTTCTTTCAACCTCGAATGGTGGTTGGATTAACGCAAATGAGTTTAAGGGCCTGACTTTTCTTGCCGTATCTACCTCAATTCCCGCCACTGGGATCACTCTTTTAAATGCAGGAAAACAAATCGAGGCGAATACATTTGAGGGGTTTTTTGAAGGAAATGGAACCCCTTCATCTATTGGAATATCTGCCACAACAACTACGACCGCTACTGCGAATATTGATGCCAACACGTTCAATTTCAATATTTACGATTCGGCATATTCCTGGTATGTGCCGTCAAGTTCGGTTTCCGGAAGAGTAAACGTGAACTGGGTACAAGGACTATTAAATGGAACAAGCATAGATACGCTCGGGGCAGATTATATTCAGAATTATTCGAGCGATGCGTTTAATTTCTATACTTTACAGGCTAATGCACTTACTTTGTATCCTAGCCTCACACAGACTGCTATCGCTATTGTTCCTGCCGCCAATGACACGCGAGCAGAAGTATATGGAGCGAACAGCAGCAACAGTGCTTATATGTGGAAGATTGACGATTCAGGAAATGCGATGTTCTCAGGCAACGTCGCGGCTGGCGCTACCCCCTCTGCTTTGGCAACCGTAGCCATCATCGGCGACTCGCTGACACAAACAACCTATGGCCCACTCTTAGGCAATGCATACGCTCCATTGCCATCAGGTCTCACCGTAACCAATTTGGGGGATTCCGGCCAGTCTCCAGGCCAGATCGCGGCACGCATCGGCGCGGTCCCCACCTATGCAATATCCTCTACGGGAACGATTCCCATTACCGGCACAGCTACCATGACATTCACAGTTGGCTGGGAGCCAGTGAATGCTAGCACTACGGGTCAATATCTTCATGGCACATGGGGTGGAGTTCCAGGGAAGGCAACGTATAGCTCAGGCTGCTGCGCTTGGGTACCGGACGGTACGGGATCACCTGTCTCAGTGAATAATATTTATGGAGCGCAGTTCATACCGGACCAACCGAGTCGCAACGCCGTCGCTCAGATCTTCGGCATGGGGCACAACGTCTCGCAACAAGCACCGCAGTACGTCTACCAGAATCTTCTGGCATCAGTAGCGAATGTGCCACCGTGGGAGCTTTATGCAGTCTGGTCGAACACATACGACAACGGAAACTCCGCAGTTAATTGGTCTGGCGGCCAGTTTTGGACGATTAATCAGCAGCTCAATGCTTGGGAGCAAAGCACTTTTGGATCGCACTTTATCAACGTGAATACTCCGATGTTGGCCGCTTACGACCCAACGTCGGCGGTAGACATCGAAGACGCCACAATTCATCTCGTTGAGCCATCTTCTCTTCGCGCTGTGTACGGCTACGGGACACTAACCAATGCGATTGGCGCGACTGACACATCTATACAGATGACTTGTGTAGGTGGTTCCATTCCTCTAAATGAAGATATGCTTGTTTTTGATACTGGAGCCAATCAGGAGTTGGCATTCATCACAGCCGCAAGCGGAAGCTGCCCAGGTACGATCACCTATACTGTCAACCGATTAGGCATAGGCAACAACGAAGCCCACAGTGCAGGCGTACCGGCTTACAATGTGGATCACCTGCACATGGCTACCCCTTGCATAGCATCCCTTACCGGAGGAAACGCCAACAATCCCAATGGTTGGTGCGGAGGACAATACATAGCAACCGCCGTAGCAACTTATGTCACCGCGAACTATAACCCCTCTTCCGCCCAGGCACCCGCATTCACAGGCTTGCCAGATGGCTCCGCGCGGCTTCCCAGCACCTTGCCAACCTCCACGACTCAGTCACAATACGGAAGTGCTGGTAATCCGGTCGCCCTGGTCAACGCGCAGATAGGATGGTTCAGCGGTAACATTAGCATGGGGATGGGGATCATCAACGCTCCTCAAGCCAACCTTGCGACCTTGAATCTCGGAAATTTACAGAATACAACTGGTTCTCCATTATCCTTTTTCCCAAGCGGGAGCTACTACTATTTTTCTCCGTCGAGCGGGGCTACCGTTTTCCTTGGCTCCGGGTCTAATCCATTCAGTTGGATTTACGGGGGGTCTGAGTCGCTTACAAGTACGAGTGGAGGACTTTATGGTGTCGGTTCGGCCCTACTCCTACCTTCCGGAAACGCACAACCTGCCAACTACTTGATTGGCACAGGCTTGAGCGGGGGTTCATACGGTCCTAAGTCTCTTGCCTCTCTCGGGCTAGTTGGAACGGGATCAGCCAACACCTTCACGGCTAATCAAACAATAAGTAACTCTACAGGCCCGCAGTTGACGCTTAATAATGGGAGCGGAACTACGTTCGGGATCACTCAGTCTGGCAGTTACACCGTTTTCAATGCAAGCTCCGGGTCCTACTACGTTCAGATCGCCGGAAAGAACATAGCGCAGATATTAGCGTCAAGTGTAGAATGGTTTTCGTTGGGCACCGCTACCTCGTCATCTGGAAATTACAACAGCGTGTCAACCAATTATTATGGGAGCTATTGGAA